GTCCCAGATCATTATGGATGTGTTGACACGGGAGCTCTTTAGCGATGGGGTGTACAACCTCTACTGCGAGAATCCTAGTGCATCCATTTGGTCACCGAATCAGAATGACAGTTTTGACTCTGGGTACCAAGGTCAACCGATCATTTGTGTTGATGATATGGGTTTTGATAAGGAAGCAAATAAAGCTTTCTTACCCAAGCTCATTCATCTAGTCAATTCGATGCCTATGGCTACGAATCAGGCAGCACTTGAGGACAAGGGCAATATTTTTATGGCCGCGGAGCTCATTATTGCAACTAGCAATATTATGGACTGGCCAAATGTTGCCAAAACAATGTCCGAGCCAGATGCTTTGCTCCGACGTATGCATGCTAGCATTTATGTTAACTGCAAGGTCGAGTACGCAAATGCAGATGGGACCATGAATTGGGACCTTGTTAGGAAGGCCATTGCTGTTTCCCGTGGTGCGCTACGCATTGAGGATTGCTTTTGGTTAGATATCCATGAGTATAACCCTCGCAACGGGAAGATCATCGAGAAAGGATACAGCATGCGCAGCCTGTTGGACAAACTGGTGGATACCATGAACGCGCGGCGTAGACACAATGTCGATAACGCCGCTCGTGTACGCCAATTTAGGTCTGTGCTAGGCTCCAAGTCGTACCGTAATATATATCCCACAAGCGCCGAAGAGCACTATGGTTTATTTAGGACGGGTGATGATGCAGGCCGTATCATCACACAGGGGCCCGAGGAACCCATGTATCCGCATGAGGAGATGCCGGGTTCATGGGGTGGAACCTGCAACGACAGTTGTTTGATTCACCACCCTAAGATTTTGCCAGTCCTCAATGTGAATCATTGTCCGAATTGTGGGAACTCCATTGCTGATGAATTGCCGCGCATCCATGTGCGATGCACCGCTCACGCCTTCATAGATAGCGTTGGCTCACTTGGTTGCATTTGCCCCATCACGGGGACACTCAAACGTTGTGAGCTCGCTAAGAGGGCGTGGAATAGGCATATCATCACTTCCTTTGCTGATCCTTGCTCACAGGGTTATTCCGTCTTCGACTGGATTATCCTACGCGTCGTTTCCGACATTAGTGATGCAGAACGCCACTTTTCTTCAATAGTGGCCTCTGCCATTAATGGTCTACGGGAGTTTCTGACCAAGCCTGGGGTATTGTCCGTTACCTTTGTATGCGTTGTCCTCACGTTCATTATTGGACTGTGGAGGAAGCGCAATCAACGTAAGGGCGTCTCTGCTGTCGAAATCAACAATCTTGAGACTGAGAGCAATGACGAAAATGCTCGTTCCCTGTGTGCATCATTATTGTCGAATAATATTGTCGGCCTGATGGAGGGGGAGAACATGCTGTGTGTGGCAACCGCTGTCACCCATGAGCTTATCCTCCTCAATGGCCACAATTATGATAAGCTGTTGATGCGCAACGGTGGTCAAGGGTACACTATAGACCTAATTAGGTGTGGCAAGAAGGCTGCTTTTAACAAAGTGTCCTTCTTATCCACTTCCTTGTTAGTCGAAAAGAATGTGTATCGCTTCCAGGATTCTGATCTCGTAGGCCTCAGGATCCCCAAGTTTGTCTGTAAGGACATTCGTCACCACTTTGGTGATCTTCCTTGGGTGCCAGCTGTCACACGTAGTGTTGCGCTGGCCTTTTGGCAAATGATTCCTGGTACAATGCAGCCCATGCGAGAGGTTGCCACAGGAACTGCAAGGGGGTTCAAGGACATAGTCCGCGCCACCGATTCAGTCCTTGGCAGAGACTACTGCACCGCGGATGCCATTAGCTACGACATTGCCACACGCAAAGGGATGTGTGGCTCTCCCATCGTGGTCATGGATAAGAATGTCACCGCCAAGATAGCCGGCATACATTGTGCCGGGTATGGTGGCAACAACACCATGGGCATAGCAGTGAGGGTCACTAGGGCCATGATCGATGAGGCGATTGCTGCATTGACGCCTGCCGCTGTCGAGCAAGGGGAGGTGTCCCCATTTGTACCGTTGGTGGTCCAATCCAATGACTGGGCCACCGAACAGGTCAATGTGGAGGCAATGCCTTCTACCAAACTTGACGATTGCATGGTAGTTGGGACCACGAAAGTGGCACGCCCAGCCTACCGCAGCGACATTTCGAAGTCACCCGTTCATGGTATCATCATTGGGGCATCTAGCGAAAAGAAACCTGCTCGTTTGGTTCCCAAGGATGGGGTGGACCCTATCCTTAGGAATATTGTAGAATATTCCAAGGGTTATGTCGTCCCACCCAGCGATGTGCTACGAGGAGCTTCACTGTCCCCACTGCCCC